AATTGCGTTGAGGTATTGTTGACCAGCACCCAAGATTTTGATTGCTTGAGATTTGTCTTGGTCACGTCTGTGGAACATCAAAGATATTGTTGCTGTCACATAAGATGAACCGTTCACAAGGTCAATGGCTGCATCTTCAGTGTAGCTTCCAGTGTTTCTGCGTATCTCGAAAGGAGAATAGTCAGGAGCACCACCAGCTAATGTGATAGAATCGATTGTCCATGTGTCAGTAGCATCCAAAGAAAATGAAGCAATATCGTCTTGCTGATTAATCCAAATTTTTTCAATGCCTCCATTGTTACTGTCACATGACTTTACAATGGATTCGAGAGCTTCGCACGACATAGTTATTTGATTTTGAATGATTTAAAAATAGGGGGGGGAATTTCACCCCCCATGAATATTATTAAGAGTAGAGAACGATCTCTGCACCGTTAACGTGAACGAAACCAACTTTCATGTTGGCACGAGTACGGATGTAAGGCTCTGCAACTGTGTCAGAAAGGTTGACAGCTTTCAACGCTTTATCATCACCTTCAGCATCAAATGCGTATATAAGCGAGTCTTTGAGAGCCAAGACAGCTGTGTCAGCTGGCATACCTTCACAAACAACAACTTTCACACCAAGATAAGTTAACTCTAATGGAGTAGTCACATATGTCATGGTGTTGCCAGAAGCAGCAGCCAATTCGTATGCGTTAGCTACATTGGTAGAAACATATAAGCGAAGGTCAGCTTTTTTGCGGATGATTGCTGCTGGAGCTGCTGCGAAAATTTTTGCAAGCTCTGCCAAAACATTCCCCGAATTCACTGTGGTCCCAGTTACATCAACAACAGTTGAGTCAGCCAAAAGGTTTTTGATGTAACCATCACAAAGAGCAAGAGTAGCATCTTCGCTCTCTGTATCACCTTGCCAACGGATAAGCTCGATGTCTTGACCGATTTGCTTTGCCATTTCATTCCAGTAGAAATCCATGAATGAAGCAACAGAGAAGTCACCATTTGAACCTTTAGCCATTTGAAGGGCAAGGAATGATTGCTCAAGGTCGAATTGACAGATTTGAGCCATAGCACTCAATGCACATACATCGATTTCAACTGCATTCAAATCATCAGTTGGAGAATTGAATGGGCAAGAAGATGCTTGTAATACGTTGCCGAACAGTACGGTGGCAAGTTTTGTCTTTGACTTCACACCAGGAAGTAGACGGTAATTGTCAGCTAAAGACTCTTCACCTAAATATGCTTTAGAGTAGAATGCCTCTGGGTTCGCTGCCAATAAAGCGGATGCGTCAACATCCAAATCGAAACGGAGTTTTCTTGACATTTTTATTTGTTTTTTATTGATTACTAAATTGTTTAAACGCTGCAAACTTTTGGCTCATTGATAGCTGGGTTGCTTGCATTTCACCCTCTTCTGTTGCTTGCTCTTCAGCAAACATCTCTTCCATTTGATTACGAAGGTCAGCGATAAGGGCAATCAATGCCTTCTCACGCTCTTCAATCATTGGCATCACGATAGCAAGAATTGCTTCTGCATCGGTAGCTGGATCGATAGCCATAGCCTCCTCGGTAGTGGTAGTCTCTTCAGTTGTCTCTTCAACTGTTGTGTCCTCCATTGCCACCTCTTCGGTTGACATCTCTTCCTCAACCACTTCTTCGGTTGGTGTTTTTTCCACCTCTTTGATTTCAACAACCTCACCGTCTTTCACGACATAGATTTTGTCCTCAATGGTGTGCTCTCCATCTGGTAACTTCATTGTATTAAGATTTAATTGTTCCGAAAGTTTCAGACCAAGGAAGCCTTCGATGGAGAAACCAACCTGACCCTCTTCAACCAATTTGTTGTAGTAGTCCTGGTCAGTCACTTGTGCAGTCACCATGAGTGTTCCTTCAGGTACCTCGATGCCAAATGTGCTGAATGCTTTGTCAGCTTTTGGATTATCCACGATCCATGTTTCAAGGATGTAGGCTGGCACCTTTTGCTCGGTGTCATGCTCCAGGTTGAAGATGTCACGATTGCGAAGGTCAGCCATAAACTTGGAGTGAATCTTCTCAATCACATCAGCTGTAAACTGCACATAATAGTCACCCTCTTCAGAATCTCTGCGATAGATGTCCATTGGTATCATGGCTGGAGCAGTGATGCGGTACTTCACATTGTCAGCGAAAAGCATTTTTTTCTCGCTGTTGAAAGCTAAGCCACGAACCTTTATGGCTGGTGTACTCGTGAATGCTATCATTTCGATTCCCAAATTTTCGCCATCAGAGTATTCGTCCTCGATAGTGATTTTGTAAATTGGAAGGTCTTTGGTCATGCTTATATTGCTTTTTTTTTATCTTTGTTCAAAAATTACTATTATGATACAAATATTTGACCAGGAGATTCCTAACAAAATGAGCGAGCTGACCATCGAGCAGTTTGAAAAAATCAGCCAGATTATTAATAATGAAGAATTTGACAACATTGAAAAGTATGTCGAGATGTTCAAATATCTTGGCATCAAAGAGGAGTTGTGGGATGACTACCCATTCAGCGACTTCATTAAACTGGTGCAAGATTTTAATTTTGATTCGTATACTCCAAAAGAGGCACAGACAACTATTGAGTTAGATGGATACACCTATGAGGCGCAGATGAAGCTGTCAGTCAAAGAGACCAAGCTCATTGAGAAGATTGTGAACAATAAGCCGAACCACTACATCAGTGACATCATGGCAATCATGTTCAAACGAACTGACCTATCCAACACCGAGCACTTCACTGATGCTCACCTCAAGCACAAAGCAAAACTATTCCGCACACAGAAAGCGGAGCTCTGCGTTCCTTACATTGTATTTGTCACCGAGAAGATAGCTGAATATGCCCAGACCAATACTGCCCAAGGGGTGGAATCAAGTCAGTCTTGAGCAGTTCATTGAAATCCGTCAGCTCAAAGCAGAGGATGGTATATTCAACCACAACATCGATATCTTATGTGCGCTTACAGATTCGATTCCAGAGGAGTTTGATGACCTTGACATTGAAGATGTATCAAATATATTCAAAGACCTTCAATGGCTGTACACCGAGCCGAGTAAATTGCATACTGATAGAATAGGAAAGTTCTATCTCAAGCCAATGACTGACCTCACTCTCGGTGAATTCATTGACCTTGAGTACTATTTCACCAGCGACTACATCAAATATCTTCCAAATATCTGCGCTCTGCTGTATCGCATTCCAGATATTATTGAGGACAATATGGTTGCAAAGTGGGAATCAACCAATTTCAAGACCTCGAGTCGGGTGCATTACTTCCTTGAGCAACCAGTGACCAAGATGTATGGGGTGCTGACCGAATATGTTAAGTTCAGAGACAACTTCATCACCAGCCACAAGAACCTAATGACCGAACAAGTGGAGGATGACCTCGATGAAATCACTGACCCAGAAGAAAAGAAAGAAGCGGAACGTCAGAAGTCATCACAAAAGTGGGGTTGGGAGCAACTTATCTGGTCGATGTGCAATGGTGACCTCACCAAATACGACCAAGTGATTCAGATGAAGCTCGTGCTTGTGTTCAATTTCTTGGCGATGCGTAAAGAGCTGGAGATTTAATAGTCCAGTGAGTAGTTGAAGTCACCGAATAGAGGCACAAAATCATAGATTACCTTTGGCTTTTTACGCAATAAATTTCCAAGCTCCAGGATAGGGAACTTCTGCGCCAAGTCAGCCACATACATTCCATACATCTCACCAATCAATCCATTCATTTCGAGTGCATCGTTGAATTTCTTAACCAAGTGGAATGGTGCTATGGTGGCGGTCCCATTGTTTAGGTATCCAAAATAATAAGCAGCAAGAATCTCAATGCGGAGGTTGCCTTCTGTTGTCACCTTGGCATTGATACGCACAGAATCATAGAGAGTGGATGTATCGATGAGTGCTTCGTCCTTAATGATTTTCTTGAGCGTGTTAGCGACTCTCCTTCTCAAAGGATACTTGTAGTTGTATTCGCCAGTTTTCTTGTATGCCATTACTTATATTGCAATCAGTCACCGATTTGTTTAGGAATCTGGCAGTCGGTCCATGAATCCATTGTGAATGTGATGGTCATCAACCAGCCAGCTGCAT